CAATCCATTTCAGCGCCGGGCTTGGAGAATCGTACTTTGAAGGCATAACAGCAGAGTACCGAGCATCGAAATTCGTAAGGGGTAAGCGCGTACAGTTTTGGGAAAAGAAAAACGGGGTTCCAAATGAGCCTCTTGACTTGATGGTGTACAACCTTGGAGCTGCACATTACTTAGGTCTGCACAAAAAAACGCCTGACCAGTGGGCAGAATTGCGGGCATCTATTGGGTTAAATGCCATTAAAAAACAAGCAAGGAAATCTGACAAAATAGAAGCAGACGAACCTCCCGAAAAAATACCAGAACCACCAAAGCCGGAATATCAGCAAAAGCAAATGTACAAACCAAGCGCCATGCCGCCGAGAAAATTTACACAGCAGTTTAGGAGGGAGTGGTGATGGTTGAACCTGATTTAGTTGATCGAATTTTTGAATACATCGCAAAGGAAATGCCTCACGTAAAAGACGTGGCAAAGCACAAAGAAGCCGTCCGCGCTGAATTTGGCGGCGAAAGTTGCTATGTGGCGAAGAAGTCGCAAGCAGACCGGGCGGAATTGACGGCAAAAATACTCGCACTATTCAACGGGCGCAATCCGGTGGAGGTGGCTAGGAAACTCGGGATCAGCCGGGCTACTGTGTACCGAAAGATAAAGCAGCCAGGAAAACAAAAAACAGATTTGCAGCAGTATCAAAAATCTGAATCAATCCGCAAGGAATTCGAGCAGCTTAGGAAAATCGCAAAATAAATGAAATTGAAACGCCATTGCTGATACCGTGCGGGGATGGCGCATACTCAAACCGATCTCGATAACATCAAATCAGCCCTTGCAAGCGGTGAGCAGTCCGTGGAAGTTGACGGGCGCAAGGTCGTTTATCGAAGCGTTGATGACCTTATTAAAGCGCGTGACCAAATCGCCGCTGAACTCGCCGCGAACTCATCCGCGCAATCAGTCCGGCGCGGAACTTTCGCAGTGCGGTTTTCTACGGCGCGGGGGTTTTAATGAATGTGATCGACTGGGCGGTAGGGCTTGTAAATCCTGACGCTGGATTACGTCGGCACAGATCGCGCCAATTGCTACACCGCGCATACGAGGGAGCCTCGAAAAAAGATGGATGGAATCCGAAGCGCCCAAACGCCAGCGCCAACACGGATCACCTGTCCGATGCCAAGGAGCTACGGGCAAGGTCGCGCGCATTTTGCCAAAATGTGCCCTATGTTGCACGGGCAATCTCATCGCTTGTGGCTAACACCATCGGGACTGGCATCACGCCGCGAAGTTTAAGCGCAAACGCAAAATCAATCGATAAGCTATGGTCAGAGTGGGTAAAAGTAGCCGACGCTGACGGTAAGTGTGATTTTTACGGTTTGCAAGCGATGGCCTACAGGGCGATGGAAGTGGATGGAGAATGCCTAATACGAATCCGCCCACGAATGCCAGAAGACGGATTGCCAGTTCCTTTGCAGCTCCAAATCCTAGAAATCGACTGGTTGGACAGCGTAAAAACACAGCAAAGCGGCGCAAATACGATCATCAATGGCATTGAGTACGACCCACTTGGTCGTATCGTAAATTACTGGTTATTTGAACAGCACCCCGGAGAATACATCCCGGGGAAGCGAAGCGTATCTGTTAGTTACCCAGTCCCAGCAGAAAAAATTATCCATTTGTTTGACTGCCAACGCCCGGGGCAGGGAAGAGGTTTCCCACGTATCGCGCCCGTCATTGCCCGCATTCGGGATTTGCAGCTTTACGAAGATTCTGAGCTACAGAGGAAAAACTTGGAAACGCGCCTGAGCGTTTTAGCGAGTGGCGATGTTTCGGAAATGAGCCTGAGCGAATCAGAGAGTCAGGCTAAAGTGCTGGATACGGCAGAACTCGGCATGTTGTCCAGCGGTGGAATCACGCAAATCCCAAACGGCGTGAGCGTGACAGTCGTCGAGCCGAAAGCTGCGCCCGGGTATGTCCAATACGTTAAGCACACACTCCATTTAATCATGGCTGGCATGGGCGTGACGTATGAAATGGGGACTGGGGACGTATCGGAAGTCAACTATTCGAGCGCCCGCGTATCAATGATGGAGTTCCGCCGCAATGCAGAGCAAATGCAGTGGCTAACGCTTGTCCCAAATCTGTGCCAGCGCGTATGGAATGAGTTTTGCCGTGCTGCTATTCTGACCGGGAAAATGCGCCCGTCTGATATGGAGGTTGATTGGGCAACACCAAAATGGGACTATGTAAATCCTGAGCAAGACGTTAAGGCAGACCTCGCAGAAATCAGCGGGGGACTAACTTCGATCAGCGAAAAATTACGCAAGCGTGGATACAAGCCAGATTTGGTTTTTAGCGAAATCAAATCCGATTTGCAGCGGCTACGGGCTGACGGTACGCTGGATATTTTGCTGCAACTGCAAACCGGGCAAGCGCCGCAAGTTCCACCCGCATAAAGTCGCACGTTTTGTAAAAATGAGCCAAAAATATGGGTAATCTATAAAAATGACAGATAAACAACTCTTGCCGATTGCCGGTCTTGGATTTGAAATCCGAGAAATGACACGTGCAGAATCTACCGATTCGACGGCCCCATTAGCCACGGCGGAATTGGTATATAGCTCTGGCGCAAGCGGTTTGCGGTATGACTATTTCCGCAATCGCGAATATTTGGAAGAGCTTGTCGTATCACCCGAAGCGATCCGAGTGGATCGGCTTGTGCGCGGTGTGCCAGTGCTTAACACCCACTCAAGCTACGACCTAAGCCAAGTCCTTGGGGTCGCAGAAAATCCACAAATAAAAGGCGGCGTGGCGATTTGCACGGCAACATTCAGCCGCCGCGAAGATGTGGCAGGTTACGTCCAAGACGTAATGGACAATGTGATCCGAAATGTTAGCGTTGGATATGTCCGGCACAAAATCGAGATGATTGCGCCTGCGACGGAAGCTGACAAATGGGTTTACCGAGTTACCGACTGGGAGCCAATGGAAGTATCTCTAGTGCCAATCCCTTTTGACATGGATTCGCAAGTCAGGGGGATTGGAGCTAATCAGGACAAACAAACTGACCGCATGTTCGAGTGCGAATTTGTAACGAGAAATTTAACCGCTGAATCGCAAGAAACAGCACCCCGGGCAGCCGCCCAAACTGAAGAAGGAAGTCAAATGACTGAAAAAGTACCCGATGGCGGCGCACCCGCAACGCCGCCCGAAGTTGATACGCGAGCGGCAGATATTGCCGAGCTGTGCATTGCTAACGGCCTGCCAAAACGCGCAGCCGAATTTATCCGCTCTGGCGTGAGCTTGGCGGATGCTGGATTGGCAATTGCCCGCGAACGCGCCACAGCCGACGCTACAACTGGTGGGCAGCGGAATGTGACACCAGTCCAAACTGTACGAGAAGAAATGCATGTCCGCATGGCCGGACTTGAGCAAGCCATCATGCACCGAGTCGCCGCCTCCACGAAATTGGATGACAATGGCCGCCAATATCGTGGAATGAGCTTGCTTGAGATGGGGCGCGACTTTTTGGCCGCTCACAATCAGGATACGCGCGGAATGGATCGCTTGCAACTTGCCACGCGCATACTTACATTCCGATCCGGAGGCATGATGGGTACGAGCGATTTTTCGTCGCTGTTCGCGAATGTCGCAAACAAGCGCTTGCGCACTGCTTACGACGAAAACGCGGGCACCTACGCATTGTGGGCACGACGGGCACCAAATGCCCCTGATTTTAAGCAAATGTCAGTTGTGCAGTTGGCAGGCGCTCCGGATTTGCTGCAAACAAATGAGGCGGGCGAGTTCAAATACGGCTCCATGTCGGATGGCGCAGAAGCCTACAGTGTGCTTACATATGGCCGCATTGTGTCGTTGACGCGCCAAGCGATCATCAACGATGATTTGCGCGCCTTTGATCGAATGGTGTCTGCATTTGGTTTCGCCTCCCGCCGCTTGGAAAACCGCACGGTGTATGCGCAGCTAACCGCTAATGCAGCGATGGCTGACGGCACGGCACTTTTCCACGCCAATCACGCCAATCTGATTACGTCAAGTGCGCTGGCAATTGCCACCCTTGGGGCTGG